CTCGGTGATACAAGTCGATCACCGTTCACCCCAAGGACCGGCGTTGCGTACGTACGCACCAAGACTTCAAGTTGGCTGACGAGCGAGCATAATACAGCTCCAGCATCATACAAACAACTTAAAAGTCTTGTAGTCGCCTATAGAACCAAAAGGTCTATAGGTGAACGCCGGCTCCTAGGCTTGCATTACCTAGGAACCCGCCAAGGAACATGGGCGAGAAATGCGATTCCTGCCATTTCTGCTGCCTTCGAACTTGCCTACGGGAAGATCCCAACTGTTGCCAAACGACGGCTCGGGTTGCGGCACCGACTGAATTGGATTCAGAGGTACCTAGATCTTCTCGGTAGGTTGAAGTACGAAGGTCTCGGTCTCATCAAGAAGGTGTGTGGTGATTGGGAGGTGCATGTTTGTCAGACAGACATACAAACAGGCAAAGGAGCGTTCTACTCACGAGGAGTAGACGCCCACCACCTCCACATCGCCACAACACTCAAGCGTGCGGTTCACAAACCACGCACGCCCGACCAAATAGAAAAGGAGAAGCGAGAGACGATCGGAAGATGGCTGCTGCCACCGGTTAAGGTGGATGACAGCGTCCTCCAAGATCTCTACGAGTACTCCGTAAACTTCTTCGGTCGGCCCGATGGGACCAAGGCGCAGGATTGGTGCGGACGACGCGATCAAACCTCTTATCCAATACCGTCCACCACGGCGTGCTTGTCCCACTCTAGAAAGAAAGGGGGAACAGCCAAAGCAATAGCGACTCATATGAAGACCCTCCGTATGGAGAGATTCTTCTTCAGTGACGAGCCTGAGCTAAGGTTGGAAGTTCCCCTAGAGAGGGATCCCAAGCACCCGTGGTCCAAGACGAATGTTGAAAAGAGGCTTTCCGACTCCGTGCTCTGGACGACCAGGGCAAGGTGGGAGAAGTTTGGCTTCCTCGAAAGTATGGAAGAAATGACCAAAGATCCTACCCCCGAAGAAATTGCCGAGGAGTGCTTCAAATCATGTGCAACGAAATATGACATGAAAGAAGCGCCTGAAATCGATGTAGTAATCGTTCAGGAGCTCGGCGGAAAACTCCGGGGGGCTTCTCTTCACCCAGCACTGCTCACCCACGCGATGCGCGTACTGGGCGACCGCATGATTGCTAGCGTTAAGCGTACGACTATGTGCAAGGAACCACTGCTCTCAGAATCATTCAAACTCCAGGGAGGCGCGAACGCCAAGCTGGTGAGTGCTGATCTGACCAAAGCAAGTGATTACTTCCAACACGAAATCGCACACGCAGTAATCAACGGTGCCGCAGACGCGCAGGGCTGGAGCGACGAAGAAAGAAAGACCGCGTTGTTCGCTACAGGACCGCAAGTCTTACCAGATGGGAGAAGGACCACGTGCGGAACGCACATGGGGCTGGCAGGGACATGGGCGATACTTAACGTGCTCAACTGCTTCGCCGCAGATGAAGCAGTCCGACGCGACAGGAGAAAATATAGAACCTGTGGCGATGATCTAATCGGACTGTTCACCCGCGGGGAGCAGATGCGTTACCGTTACGTTCTCGAGGACAAGCTCAAGTTAAAATACAACGAGAGAAAGTCCTATATCGGGGAGAACGGACGGTTCTGCGAGAACTACGTTAGGATCGAATCCATTGATGACAAATACACCTTCGCTAAGTGTTACGTAACACCCAAGGTGGCCGAGATAATTGGAGCGCAAGAACTTAATGGCTTCTCCAATCATCCACTGGGCCTAACACTTGGACTAGCGGAGTTGTGTCGTCACCCCCTGGCCCCCGTGCGCAAGCACGCGGATGCGGCGTTGAGAAAACTAGAGCAAAAACTATGGCTCTGTCCAAATCTTCCGAGTCAACTCGGGGGATCAGGTAGGCCGACGAAGAACGTCAGTCGCCAAGCTGTCCGGAAGCTCATCCAATACCTAACGACAGGTAAGAAGATCTCACTCACAACAAAACATAGTGAGTGGATCAAGTCGCAGGTAGAGGAAAGGCTCCCGCCCACCGATCAGAGAAAACCAAGCGGAATGATACCCTTAGAAGAATTTAGGGTCCATGCGCTTACCATGGTTTCTCGATCAGTGAGACTGGACAAAGGCGATAACGTCTGCGTTAACCCGATCCCGGCTGTCGCATTCCGAAGAACGGCAGCGAAGTTTGGAAGCTCACCAAAATACTCAGAGCTTTCTCATGTACACGCCTCCTTCCCAAATCGTGTTAAGAATGCGATTCGCAATCTCTCCACGTTCCATTGGCGGGCGGAAAGGTCTCCTCGCTATTTCCGTTATGTAGCGAACTATGCAATTCATCACCAGAGTCAGCAATACGTAACCAAGAGGGTTGCGTTACGACTGCTTAAAGACGACTGGGACGAACTGCTGCTACAAAACGGAGAGCGAAGGAGAATCCTAGGACTCACCCCCCCGATAAGAAGTACAATCGAGTAAGGGGG